GAAAATACAGAAAGTGATAGTTTTGAATTATTTCGTGGATTATATGAATATAATAAAAATTCAGCATATCAATTACAAAAGGTAAGAATGGCATTTAATAAAATTAGTACAGAACTATTTAATATACCAACAAGTGAAACAGAATTAATGTTATCAAATCAAGTGTTGAATATAGAGGAATCAAAAACTTCAAAAATGCATGAGATGGTTTTAAAAAAAAGAAAAGAAGGGAAGAAAGTTATTTCTTTAGCAATAGGACAACCAGATTTTATACCAAATGAAAAAGTTTCAATGGGAGGAATTAAAGCAATTGTAGATAATAAAGTAAAATACACAAAAGTCTGTGGAGTAGTAGAATTAAGAACTAAAATAAGTAATTATTTAAAAGAAAAACGAGATATAGATTATAAACCAAATGAAATTATTTGTACGAGTGGTGCTAAACATGGTGTATATGAATCATTACAATGTCTATGTAATATAAAAGATGAAGTAATAATTCCTGCTCCATATTGGGTCTCTTATCCAAGTATGGTAAAATTATTACATTGTAATCCAAAAATAGTTGAAACAAAAAAAGAAAATAAGTTTTGTTTAACAGGTGAAGAATTAGAAAATGTGATAACAAAAATGACAAAAGTTATTATTTTATGTAATCCAAATAATCCAACAGGAGTAGCATATACAAAAAAACAATTAGATTCTTTAGTCAATGTATTAAAAAAAAATCCTCATATTTTTATTATTTGTGATGAAATTTATGAAGGTTTAATGCATGAACAAAAATTTGTAAGTCTTGCCGAATATAAATGTTTGAGAAATAGATTAATTATTGTAGGTGGATTTTCTAAAACATATGCGATGTGTGGATATAGATTAGGATATATAGCGAGTACAAACAATATAATAAAATATATAAATCGTATTCAAGGTCAAACAATTGGATGTCCTTCTTCAATTTCTCAGAATGCTGCAATAAATTGTTTTAGTTCAGAAATAGATGAATGGATAAATAGAGAATGTAAATCATTAATTGAAAAAAGAAATTACATAACAAGTGAATTAGATAAAGCAGGTATAAAATATATTGAACCAAATGCTGCTTTTTATATATTTGTAGAGATAAAAACTTTTTTTAATAAAAAGATAAAAAATTCAATTGATTTTTGTAAATCGTTTTTGGATATTTTCAATATAGCCTGTACACCCGGCTCAGCTTTTGGAAATGATAATTATATCCGAATCTGTTATTCAACTGATAATAATACATTAAAAGATGTGATACGTAATCTTATAAAAAATACAAGATTATTATAATACATAATATTATAACCCAATGTTTATTCGTAATAGCATGGATTATGTCTATGATATAGTATGTAATTCTATTGAAAGTGTAAATACAGTCTGTAATAAAACAAGTAAATATGTCCAATATTTATTAAGAGATGAACATATAGTTGAACGTATTAATATACTAGAGAATTCCTTACGAGATAGAAATGAAATATCTAAACAATTATTAATATATTCTATAAAAATAGAAGAAATAGAAATGGATATTCGTAATAAATTAATTTCTTTAGACGGAAAAATCGAAGATTTAACAAATAATTTTGAAGAATTTAGTGAAAAAGAGTGTAAAATTCAAAGTAATTTAAAATTATTAGGAAAAGAATTAACAAAGAATACAGTTGATATTGAATTATTAAAAGGAGATATATCAGATAAATATAATTTAAATAATAATGTTCAAAATCGTTTAGATATTTTTGTAAATAATCAAAAAGATATTTCAGCAACAGTAAAGACCATGGAAGATAAACATAAAAAATTAGTAACTAAAGTAAATAAATTAAATACAAATTATAAAGGTTTAAAAAAGAATATTGATAATATGAAAATAAAAAAAATGTTAATGGTGTAAAATTAAAAATGATTTAAATTATATATCTTAGTATGGATTTTTTGCCGGGTATTGCTGCGGGTACAACTGGTTGTATAATAGGCCACCCTTTTGATGCTGTGAAAGTTCGTATGCAGACGAACATGTACCCAACAAATTATGAATGTGTCAAACAAATAATTACAAAAGAAGGTATTAAGGGATTTTATAGAGGAGTAATTCCACCTTTAATTTCACAAAATTTAAAAAGATCAATTCAATATAATATATATGAAAAGGCATTAACAAGAACAGATAATCCTTGGTTATCTGGTCTGCTGGTGAGTTTAGTTGGTCCAATGGTTGGATGTCCAACAAGTGTTCTTAAAATTGGATTACAAACAAAAAATACAACTTTAAGAAAATATATAAATAATATTTATCAAACAAATGGTTTAAAAGGATTTTATCGTGGTTTCCCAATTTATACTTTAAAAGAAATTGTTCATGGAACAACTTATTTAGGTATCTATGGTACTTTAAGGAAAGAATTTGGGGTAGGACCAATTGAAACATTTATGTCAGGATGTATTGCTAGTACAATAACTTGGACGTGTTTATATCCAATAGATATGTTAAAAACTTCAATACAATCATATAATAATAATAATATTGAAAATATTAAGAATATAATTCATCAAGGAAATTATTTAAGATTATGGAAGGGATTACCAGCAGCATTATTAAAAGTAGCCCCGGTAAATGGATGTATAATGATTTCATATGAAACAGTTCGATGCTTCATCAATAAAAACAAAAATTAAATTATATAATTAGGGGCTGTTTTTTCCTAATTTATGAATATAATAAACTATAAAATTTTTAACCCTAATATGAGAATATTGAATTCTCTGATTAGAGTTATTTTAATAAAAAGATAGGACTAGTTTTTTCGATAAAATTAAAAAGAAATTCTAGAAGAGTTAATATCAATACGTTTCTTTTTATTATTTTCAGTAATATAAAAGTAAACATCTTTACCAACAAGTTTATATAAAGATTTAGAAGAGCCTTTAGTTTGGTATTGACCAACATAATATTTTTTATTAGAACCACCAGTTTGTTCTTCAGTAACAGTTTTAACAGTTTTTTTAGTAGTAGTCTTTGATTTTTTTTTCTTAGCGTGAACGTGTAAATCATTTGCTTCAATCATTTTATTAACATCATCAATTTTAGTACTAACACTATCTAATAAAGTGCTTTCATCTTGGATAAGTTGATCAATAAGAGTATCAGTTTGAGATAAATGATTACCTTGTTCTTCAATTATTTTTAATAAATTAACAATTTCATTACTGAGACTAGATACTTCTGGTAAATTTTCATCAATAACAGCAGATATTTCAGAATCTTGAATATCTAAGGATATATCTCTATTTAGAAGGCTCATTTTAGGGTCAACTCTTTGAGTATTTTCAACATTATCTTTATTATCTTTAGGATCATTACTTTCAGTATCTTTTTTAATTTGTTTAAGTGGATCAGTTTGTGGATCAGATTCTGATTTTGATATATTTTCCTTATTATAAAATTCATTATTCATATAATATGCGAATATGTTATGGGGTTCAACAAGAGTATCTAGTATATACATTTGTTGATATGCTTTAGGATTTATGTTTTTAAATTCCTTTTTAAGTGCTAATAATATTTTAATAAATGGTTCTTTAGCAATTTCTTTTCTGATAATAGAATTTTTGCCAGGTTTTTCTTCTTTAATATATTTAATAAGAGTTTCATCTTTCATTTCAGATTTACCAGTAATACGTCTTGGTAAGAATTGTTCAACGGTTTCTAATTCTAATCTATGAGTAACAAAATCTTCAAGTTCTTCAATACCATCTTCTAATACAATACCATCAATTGCGATAACAGTTTCAAATAATTTATCATAAAAATCAGCATTAACAATATCCCAATTTGCGTCAGTTTTTTTTAATGTAAAACCAAATTTAGTGGCATCTTCTGGATAAAATTCAATAACTTTTTTAAGATTTCTATAAAATTTAAGATTAAATTGATGATCATTATAAATTTTATCAATAACATTGCCGTCTTTTCTATGATTTTTTAATAATTTACCTAGACTATCAAGAGTGTTTTTCATTTGTTCGAATTTACCTTCTTGTTTTTTTGGTTGTCCGGTTTCTCTATCAATATAAAGTTCAAAAATTCCAAGAATTTTGTTATCTAATTCAGTCGCTCTAGGAAAACTTCTATAAGTAATAATATTAGGAAAAGCACTAATAGCGGCTCTTAATAATCTAACATACTCGTGTGGTTTAACAATATTTAACCAATTAATAGTTTCAGCATATAAGTTATTAGAAATTTTTTTAAAATCAGAACCCTGTTCAGGTTTTTTTGAGAACATATTTGCTAATCCAGAGAAAAATCCTTTTTTTATAGGAAGTTCTGCTTCTTTAGAACCAAATAATTGTGGAAATGTGAATTTTAATAAGTTATAATAAGAATCAACAAATGCTTTCCAATATCTTCCTTTATCTTTAGGATTAATAGTATCCCATTTTCTAGTGTTTAAGAATTGTCTAACATATTTCATCCAATTAATAATTTTACCATTATCTTTAGCAGTTTTTCCATATAAAATATTTTTCATTCTACGATCAGTTACTAGAGATGGTAAGATAATAAATAATTGTTCGAAAGTGCCTAATTTTTTTAATATTAAATCAAATTGTTGAGGTGTATAGTTACCTCTATCTGCGACACGACCATCAGCACCGTCAGTTTCAAGCCATAAGAGAGCCATTTCAATAATTTTTTGTTCTCCACAACCATATCTAAACATAGGTAAAGCAGAATAAATTGATGCGATAGTATCCATAAAAGATATAGGATTTTTTCCAGCAGAAACAGCTAAAGTTTGAAGAATTGCTTCACAAAGTCCTAAAGTTCTAACAACAGTTGGGTCAGTTTTAAGAGTAGAAAAACAATTAGTTAATGTTTCGAGGACGTGAATAATGGTTTCTTCTGATTTTTTAGAATCAGTAGTGGTTACACTTCCTAATTCACTACTAATATATTCTTTAATATTTGGTTGTAATGCGTTATAAAAATCTTGGTCATCATAAATACTTCTATCACCATCAGTCTTAATATCAGTTTCATTTTTACCAAATATACTTTGGAGGTCTTCTAAAAAAATTTCAAATGGTGCTTTTCCATCCTGTTTTGATTTACCATATTTAGTTCCCCATTGACTAATAAGTGTATAAAGTTGTCTTTTTGCGTTATAGTCACTATTAATAATTTCGTGAATGTCACCTCTTTTTTCATCAACTTCCATACGAAAACGAGTAGTAAATCTATGTGCTTGTCCCGTTTTAACATTTTCAAGTTCAAGTTTTAAGGTTTGATTTAATTCTTTAACAGTATCTTCAATGCGAGTTGAAGTAAGGCCACCAAAAAAACCACCATCTTGTTTATTATGATTCATATCTATCATTTAATATATTATATAAATACATATTTTTTTTTAATTTTTAGTCAATCTAAAACAGGATAGTTTCGTTGTAAATTAAGCAAAAATTTTTTCATATTATATTATAAAGGTTAAATGATGATTAATATTTATTCTTTATATAAAAAACAACACGAAAAACAAAAAATAAGAATCGGTATTTATGAAAAAGTTTTACAAAAGTGTCATAAAAGAATTAAATATGTAGCGAATATAGGAAAACAAGAAACATATTTCATTGTTCCTGAATATATGTTTGGAGTTCCTTTATATAAGCAAATAGCATGTGTCTGTTTTTTGATGATAAAATTAAGAAAAAATGGTTTTGATGTGAAATATACTCATCCAAATTTTATTTATATTTCTTGGAAACATTATAATGATGAAGCTCAATATAATTATACATTAAATATTCCTCAAATAGAATTTAATAGTCCAGAAGAAAAAAAAATTACTTATAATGATAGTGAATTAGAAATTCGTCGTCTACCAACAACAACAATCAAAAAAAAGAATATAAATCATTACAAAAATTTGAATGATAAATTAATATCAGATATAGATGTTGATTTGGATTTGCCTGATATAGAATCTTCTATAGATAAAAATTTATCAAATATTTCTTTTAAACCCAAAAAAGAGAGAAGACAATCAATAACATCTCAACATAGAGGTTCTATTGGTCGTCATGAAAGTATCTTAGATCAATTAAATAGAACAGCAAAATTTTTAGAAAATAATTAAGAAGATGAAATACATAATTCATAATGTTTATCAAAACATTTTGCTCCCATTTGTGAAGGTCCCCCACATTTTTTAGCAGTCCGTTCTTTATTACATTGATTATTTAATAAGTTTGATCCATAACAAGTATTTGATATTTTACCAGGAAGAGAACATCCTTTTTTAGCATAATTATTACACTCTGGATCTATATTTCTAAAAATTTCTTTATGTTGAATTTTTTTTGCATTAGGAAAAAATTTACATAGACAAATAACAAGAACAAATAATAATACGTAAATGATCATTGATTATATATATATTATTATTAATTTTTTTATTACATAAAGTTATTTAATTTATACTCGTTTAATATGATATCTATTATAACGATTGTTCTTTACATATACCTGGAGCACATCAACATTGTCGATTCTGTCTTCCATATGAATTTGATTTTGTCCCTTTAACTCCATTCGCACAAGATATAGCACAAAGATATCCACTTTTTGTTTTATTTTGACAACCTCTATAATCATAACCTTTACCTGTTTTATTTTCATTACAATTTTTAACAGATAAATCGTGATCTATCATAACCATACGAGAATCAGAACTAACTAAATATTCTTCATCATTTTTAATAGAATTGGAACTTGGAAAAAATATAATAAACATAAAATAATAACAATCAGTTTAAAACACACCCTATTAATATATTATATGATAATTTAATTTTTATTTTGTGAATTCTTTTTTTTATAAGTTCTTTTTTTTGTAGTTTTTTTTGTATTTTTTTTTGTATTTTTTTTTTGTTTCAGATGCTTTACCCCCATTTTTTTTTGCTTGATATTCCTTAAATGATTTAATTGATTTTACACAATCTTGTTTAGTAATATCTTTCTTTTCTTTATTTTTATAATCAAAATGAAGTGGAAAATTTTCTTTACCGTGTTTTATAAAATATTTTGATCTTCCACTACCATGCCATAATACAATTGGGCGATTTAAATATTTACCTAAATCTTTAGGATAAAGTTGAATAGCATCATCTAGTGTTAAATCAGATAATAACGTTCCATTTGGAACAGTAAGATATAAAGTATCTTTAGCACCAAATTCACCAACTCTAACTCTAGGACCCCAATTAGAACTGAATCTATATAATTTATTTCCTTGATGTTCTCCAATCAAATTTGGATCAATACAATTAGGATCAGATTTACATTTTTTACGATTTTCATAATATTGTTTCATTAATATATCAACAGTTTTATTAAAAACATTATAATATTTATCAACAACATCAGTATTCCAAGTTTTTTTACCATCAGCAATTAAATCCAAATCAGTTTCAATATTTGAAGTATAATTATAATCCATAATTTTAGGGAAATTTTTATTCATATATATAGTTATTTCATTTCCAAGTGGTGTTATAATGAGACGTTTGTTCTCAGAACCAACAAATTCTTTAACCGATGATTGTTTGATTGATTTTGGTGTCATAATGATTGTAGTACAATCCATTTCTTTACCCTTAACATCATCTTTATTAACATAATTTTTATTAATAATATTAGAAACAGCACCAGAATAAGTAGATGGTCGACCAATACCTAATTCTTCTAATTTTTTAATAAGAGCACCTTCAGTATATCTTCCAATTGGTTTATTATAACATTGTTTTGCATTGATATTAATCATTTTAACAAGTTCTTTTTCTTTAATGGATTTACAAATAGCGATTTGTTCTTTATCATCAGCAATTTGATATAGTTTTTTCCAACCATCAAAAATTGTTTCATTACAAATTTTAGAGTAATATTGTTTTTTTATACTTTTTATATTAATTTTAATAGTTTTAGAATTATAAATCCATTCAGACATTTGACTAGCAACAGTTCGTTTCCAAATAATATCATATAATTTTCTTTGTTCAGCCTTTTTAATTTCAGTAAAATTTCTTGAAATATCTGTTGGACGAATACATTCATGTGCATCTTGAGCACCTTTAACTTTTTTACTATACTGACGAGATTTTGGATATTTCGCACCATATTTATTTTTAACAAAATCTAAAATAGTTTTTTGGAAATCTTCAGATATTGCAGTAGAGTCAGTTCTAATATAAGTGATAAATCCACCTTGATATAGTTTTTGTAATATAGCAGTAGTTTTAGAAACACTATATGGAGATGCTCCATTGATCGATGATGTAATAAAAGGTGCAGGTGGATTAGATTTTTTCTCTTTTGATGTAATAGAACCAATATAATAATCTTTTTTCTGAGTTTTTTTCAAAAATGCCATTACTTTTTTTTGATCTTCAAATTTAGTATTTAAATCACAATCAATTAAATCTTTTTTTGATTTTGTTTTAAAATCTCCTTTTATGGAAAATTGATATCCTCCTCCATGTTGATCGATTTCTTGTTTTCTATCATAAATTAGTTTTGTAGTTACAGATAACACTCTACCAGCACTTGCTTTCTTTTGAATATATTTCATTGTTAATGGAGATACTTTATATCCAATTAAACGATCAAGCACTCTTCTTGCAGTTTGAGAATTGACATATTTTTGATTAATTGTTTTTAAATTATTAAATGCTTTTTTAATTGCTGGTTTAGTAATTTCATTAAAGACCATTCTATTTTTAGATTTGACATCTAAATTTAATAGAGTAGATAAATCATAAG